CTTTGAACGTCATTCAAAAACTGTTCGAACGGCTTTCGATTACCGTTGTCATCGACGAGCGAAGGAAAGGCCTCGTTGAGCTCATGGAAGGTTTTGATACCAGAGAAAACATAGTTGGACTTTGATAATCGCTCTCTCATGACAGGAGAAAGCTGTGCCGACTGCATAGAATGATCCAAAGCTGCAGCATGGGATTCAATGAACGATTGTACCCCAGGTTCCTGCAAGATCTCGATGCGAAGGTTAGCACCTTCTTCCTTGTGGAGGACGGACATCATCCGTTGGAATGCAGATGAGATCTGCTGACGGATATCATCGGTAATATTGGCCCCTGATTGGCTGAGAGTAGATAACTCCCCATCGAGGAGGTTATGGTACCTTTGGTGCAGCCCCTCGTAGATGGAGGGGCTCAGTCGAAAAAAGGACGTGCATTGTGCTGATTGCCCTCTCCTTTACCCGATGGAGAACCATCGGGAACGGTGGCACGGCGTTCACCGACCGGCATTCCGTATTTCTCCTCAAAGTACTTTGGATCCACCTCGTAGTTATTGAGCACAAGTTCCTCGTAAGAACGCTGCTGTTCTGGCGTGTAGTCGGTACTGTAATCCCATTCGAAACGGAGTCCATCGATAGGGAACCCATGCTTAACCATGCGAGGAAGCAGCTGATTATTGATCACATCACGGATCATGTCACAGTCGGCCTCCAGAAGATGCTCCATCACCTTGAGGTGTGTCTGAGATTGCGACAAAGAAGAACCATCCTCGATGGTCATAGTCTGGCCAATGATAAGCTTTGACAATTCGGAGTTGGCGCGATCCACGCGACGGTCATAGACGTTGAATGCATCACCACGGGCATTCTCCTTGACCTCGATGTCTGTACCCTCCTGGAATATGCCCCAGAACTCAGTACCCATGGATGCCATCATGCGCTCCATCTTTGCCAATTCTTTGTCATCACGCACCGATGTATGAGCAATACGCATGGGCATACCAAATACCTCTGCAAAGGTGTCCCAGAATGCAAGGGCATTCTTCTTGGGGATGGTAGAAGTTGCAGCCTTGAGGTAGAGACCGAGGTCATCGGCAGCACCAGCTTCAATCAGCCAATCGGAGAATGGAGGTTGTCGATAATCGATTCCATTGTGCCAATCATCGCCAGCATTGACCACAACACGCCCATACTCAGGGATGACGTGCACACGAGGAATGAGTTTGACAGAATCATAGCAGACGCAACCATCACCATCGGTGGTTAGATCTCCCAATTCGATGAGGGAATGTCCCCAATAGATGGAATCAAGTGCATATCGCAGGAATTGCTTAAACCACTGCTGATCGAAATAATGCATAGCCTCCTCGCTCTCAGTACCAGTCTTATCCATTAACTTGAATGATTTGCCCAACACCATTCCCTTGCGCTGAGTGACGCAACCAGACAGATGCAGATCTATATCGACATCACGATAGATACTATACAAACGGGTACGATTGGGAGAATCGACATTGATGGCCATCTGCCATGCATTGCGCCAGTCGGCAATATCCTTGCGGGTGAGAGCCTCAGTAGTGCGCATGATCTCGACAGCCTTCTTCTGAAGACGCTTACGATCGGACTCCTTTGCGAGATTGAAATCTCCGAATTTGGTATGCAAGACTTTGCTGTCAGCCGGAGAAAAGAACTGACGGAAGGAATTGACGATATTCATAAGGAATTACCAGTTATGATGAATTTTAGACTGAGTACCATAGCGCATGATGAGACCGACGGAATTGCCTTCATCGTCGGTAAGCAGAGGGAGATCTGGCGTGATACGGCCAGCCTGAACATCGGATAACCAACGGATGGCACGGTCATAGCGTTCCTTGCGGATCTCACTACCCATCTTCTGCGGAAGTGCTGCAGACATGTGGTATAGAGCAATATCGCAGGTGTACATGACAATGAGCGGATTGCGTTCAGCCTCGGTAGCGGAGAAGATGGCAGCTACATCATACTTAGGACGAAGGTAACCAGAGATCTCTTCTTGTGCCTGTGCTTCAGCATTGTCACGAACTGTGTCATTGACCTGAGAGATAACCTTCAAAGCTGCCTCTCCGATTACTACGGAATAGTCATTATCAGATATGAACATAGGAGAAACTATTTAGTTATGAAAAGAGCATTGCGCTCAATATCCTGGATTGTAACACCATTGCGGAACCGATGGGTTGCAATAAGCTGCTTGATGGCACGCTTAGAGACAACCTTGACGCTTCCATTGATGTAAATGACATAATACTTCATACCAGAGGCATTGTGAAGGCGAACAGCCTCATTGATGGCACGATTGTATTTGAACTTGAAGAAGAGACGTTTGATAAATGCGAACATACTACATACTGAATTATGCAGCCAAATACAGCTGCTTGTTACCATTGATTTTTGGAACTCGGGCGACGGCCAAAGCGAGGTTGAAATGTTTGGATGCGGGTATTCTTCTGAAGGATGTATATTGCACCTTCATCAGCATCAGGAGCATCATCATTGCCACTCATGCCCTTCTCAAAGGCAAGCAGTTGGTCAATGCCTGCTATCATGTCCGGATCCTCCTTCTGCGAAGCATCATAGAAGGTAAAGCCACGTTCCCAAAGGGGACTGATAGCCTCTACACGCTGGAACTTGTCGGGCTTCTTGCGAGTATCGCCAGAAATAGGGAGCTGATAGCCTCGGATATTGCCCTCGGTAGTGAAGTCATCGAGGATGATATCCTGCATGAAGGAAGCCTCCATAGCGAAACGAATTGAAATGCCCTGCTGCTGGCTCCATTCATATAGATCATAGCACCACCGAACAAGTTCAGCAACAGAAGCCTTCCGGACAAAAGCTCGGAGATGCCAGAGATTGGTACCATGCTTGCCCCATAATTTAGCCGCTTTGGTATCGTTGGTCTTCTTGGACTTCCACGAAGGATCAATATACAGCACAAACTCTGTGAAGTCTGATAGTTTAGGAAGCTTGGCCCAACGGATCCATTCCTGACGGAAGACCGTACCTTCGACAATAGGATTGTGCATCATCTCCTTATTCCAGGATCGATAGCCCATAAAAGCAGCAGCTTCGGCGGCTTCCTGTTTAGTCCACTTGTCTTTCCATACAGGTTCTCCATCATTGTCAACCGCTTTGATCTCGGAAACATGTACACCCTTTGTAGCTGCAATGTTAGCAAGTACCGAACACTTGGAAATGAGATTACCTACCATGATGAAACGGCCACGGCCCACATCGAGAGCGCCAAAAAGAGCCTCCTTTACCCAATCCGTTAGTTCACGAACACGACGCTCATTGCGACAAAGTTCATCGTCATCAAGGTCATCGATAACGATGTAGTCAGGACGTGCCTCCTTGTATCGAAGGCCACGGGGAGACTGACCACGGCCACGGGCGAAGAATGCTACACCCGATTGCGTCACAAACTCACCCTCCTCCCAGGAGCCAAGATTCTTCTGTTCGCCAAAGTCGGCAATCAGACGCTGATTGTACTCCAGCTCTGCCTGAATGTCGGACAAGAGGCCGATGGCAGAATCCTCAGACTTGCCAACAACGACCATCACGTTGATAAGCCTCTTGGGCTGGAACATGAGCCAGAGAGGTATAAAGATGTCGAAGTGGGTGGATTTGGCATGTCCACGAGGCCATTTGAAAACCGCCTTCAGGTTTGGCGTGTTCTTGACCTTGAGAGCAGCTGCATTGTGGAAAGGAGCATTGTGCACGGTACGGATGACCTGTCCCGTAACCTTGTCACGAAGCGTGAGAAAGTGCGGGAAATAATATTCACAGAAAGCCGCATAGTCCTTCAGCAGATGAGCAATACGCTGATCACGCTGAGTCGGAGTCTCGGCAATGGATGAGGATAAGTCAGTAAGTGCCTGTATGCGCTTGCAGTGCTCCTGCCACTCGGCAAACTTCTGACTGACTTCAGCACGTGTAGCCATAGTAAAGGGAAATGATTACTTACCGATGGAAGAACCCATCGATTCAACAATGTACTTATCCTGATACTTATTGATAGCTTTGATAAGGTCAGGTGTAAGATCCGGGTCAGTTTGAGAACGAAACTCAAGCCACTTGGAGAAAGCCATGAATACCTCGATGGCATCAACGACATTTGCCTTCTTATCCAGTTTCTCGATGACGGAGGATAGTTTAGCAAGTTTGTCACCCAATCCTGCAATCATGGAAGGATCTTCAGAACCATTGACTTGTTCGATGAGTTTATCAATGGTGAGAAGAAGTTTGTTGACCAGTTCCGGACGTGTAATGTTTTTGGCTGCACGGGCTTCCTTCCATCCGTCAGCGGTGCACCACTTAGAAATAGTCACACGAGATACACCTACCTTATCGGCAATCTCAGTTTGCTCCATTCCCGATAAATACAGAGATCGGGCGAGCGACTTTTTGTTTTCGGTTTCTGCCTTTGTCATAATTTTGTGAATAAAAATGATAAAACATGGTGCAAAGATATGGACAAAAACGGAGACGGAGAAAAAAGTATGCAATGGTTGCATAGAAGTGTGCAATGGTTTCACACTTATTTGGAAGGTTATGAAAAGGGGCGTACCTTTGCGCCGAAAACCACGGGTAGGAACCGGCAATAAATAGCCGATGTACCCCATAAACAATAAACAATGAAAAGAATCTGTATTACCAGTGACCGGCTGAACTCGTACCAGAGCCGCGTACTGACATCAGGCATGAACATCGAGCAGTATCAGAAGAACCCAGTCCTTCTGTATATGCACGAGCGAGGCCAGGTGATCGGCTACATGAAGGATCTGAAGGTAGAGGATGACGGGACAATCACGGGAGAGCCAGTCTTCGACGAAGCCACAGAACTGAGTAAACGATGCAAGGCTCAATACGAGTTTGGTAGTCTGCGCATGGCAAGCGTAGGCATTGACATACTTGAGATGAGCGAAGATCCAGCGCTGCTTGTTCCCGGACAAACCCGTCCGACAGTAACAAAGAGTAAATTATTCGAGGTATCGATGGTTGACATTGGAGCCAATGATGATGCCATCCGTCTGCATAAGGACGGACAGCTGATAGAACTTGGCAAAGATGGTACATGCCAACTGCCTCTAATCAACAACAATCAAAATCAAAAACAAGTCATGGAATTGAAAGACTTTGCCCTTATCCTGGGCATGCCGGAAACGGCAACAGAAGAAGAGGTTCGCCAGCAGGTTGCGAAACTCAAGAAGGCATCAGATGATGCCGTCACCCTCCAGAAGGAGAAAGATCAGCTCCAGCTGGCTGCCATCACTACAGCTGTAGAGACTGCCATCAGCGAGAAGCGCCTCAATGCAGAAAAGAAGCAACAGTTCATCGAGCTTGGCAAGAAGACTGGCCTTGAGGAACTGAACAACATCCTCGGTGCTATGGCTCCTCAGGTGAAGCTTAGTGCTGTAATCGGCCATCAGGGATCTCCATCGAACCAGCCTGCCACCTATCAGAAGCTCAGCGATGTGCCTGCAGACAAGTTGATGGAGCTCAGAAGCGATAATCCAGATGAGTACAAGCGTCTGTACAAGGCAGAGTACGGCATGGATTGCGAACTGTAATCAATAACAAAAACCATAACAAACAAGAAAAGACTATGAAGATCTTTATTCAGATGATCATTGCAGTATTGTTCAACTGCATGATGGGCGGCGCAATCGCAGTGGCCGCAGAACTGCCAACAGCAGATTGTATGATTGGAGCCAACGTGATTGGCATGATTGCAGGCTACGTACCACAGATGAGTGGCGTGCTCCGTGCAGGTGTTCTCAAGGAGGTGTGGACTGGCGAAATGGTCAAGGCCCTCCGTTCCGGACTTGAAGCAACCTGGTTGGATGGTATTCCAGACATGAGTTCTCTGGCAGAGAATGACGTGATCCATTTGGTTAACGTCGGTATTGATCCTGATGTACTTGTGAATAACACTACTTATCCGATTGCAGTCCAGTCATTGACGGATCAGGATATTACGATCTCGCTCGATAAGTTCCAGAGCAAGGCAACCCCTGTTACAGATGATGAACTCTATGCATTGAGCTATGACAAGATGGCCCGTGTAAAGGAATCACATAGTAACGCTATCAACGATGCGAAGTTCGCTAAGGCAGCTCACGCTATGAGCCCAGCAAAGAATGCTACTGGTACTCCAGTACTGAAGACTACCGGTGAGATTGCAGGTGGAGGCGCATCTGGCCGCCGTCGATTGACAAGAGCAGATATTATCTCGCTGAAGGCTGCCTTTGATGAAGCCAAGATTCCAACTGCAGGCCGCCGACTTGTACTCTGTACCGATCATGTGAATGACCTCTTGCTGGAGGATCAGAAGTTCGCAGATCAGTACTACAACTACACTACCGGTAAGATTGCTAACCTTTATGGTTTTGAGGTATTCGAGTTCGCTAACTGCCCACTTTATACCACAGCCGGAAACAAGAAGGCCGTTGGCGCTTCTGCAACAACAGGAGAATATCAGGCATCGTTTGCATTCTTCGATAAGCGTGTATTCAAGGCAACCGGCTCGACCAAGATGTACTACAGCGAGGCTTCTACCGATCCAGAGAACCAGCGCAACTTGGTGAACTTCCGTCACTACTTCATTGCGATGCCAAAGAAGTCGGATGCCATCGGTGCCATCATGAGCGCATACGTATCTTAATGCGACTTGAAAAACTTGTACTACACTGCACAGCCACGCCCGAAGGACGCGAGGTGACTTCGGCAGAGATCCGACACTGGCACACTGACCCGGTATGCAAGGGTGGGCGTGGCTGGAAGCAGGTAGGTTATACCGACATGATCCATCTGGATGGGCAAGTGGAGCGACTGGTGGACAACAATGAGGATGCCAATGTGGATCCATGGGAAGTGACCAATGGAGCCCAAGGGCATAATCAGAGCTCAAGGCATGTGGTCTATGTGGGTGGCATGACGAAAGACATGCAGGCTCCGAAAGATACACGCACGCCAGAACAGCTGAAGTCGATGGCAGCATACGTCAAAGACTTCCACCAGAGGTTCCCCCATGTAAGAATAGTGGGGCACAACGAACTGGCAAGTAAAGCATGCCCGAGCTTCGATGTTCAGAAGTGGCTCAAAGAAATCGGTGTAAAGTAATAACCCTGTAAAATCAAATAGACGATGGAACTCAGTGTAATATTGAACTGGGCCCTTGGTGGAGGATTTGTAGCAACGCTGATTGCGCTGATCACTCTGAAACCGACGGTAATGAAGGCTAAGAGTGAAGCCGAAAAAGCGAGAGCAGAGGCAGATCGAGCCAAAGCAGATGCCGAAACCGTCCGGATCACAAACACTGAGCAAGCCACTCGGATATTGATTGACAATATCGTAGAACCCCTCAAAAAAGAACTGAATGCAACCAGGCGAGAAATGGCGAGGCTCCGCAAGGCCCTCAATCAAGCTAATGCTTGTGATCATAATGATAACTGCCCTGTGCTGCGTGAGCTGCGTGACCTCCCAAAAGAGCGTGGCCACCGCCGAAACGATACAGACGGAGGCGATGAATCAACGGAAGATCCAAACACGGCTGAAGACATTGGAGATGCTTCCGGGCCAGACAGTGAAAATTTGTCTTCCTATTGAGGATCTGCAGACCCTGCCAGAGGGAGCAGCCTATAGCAAAAGCAAAGGGAACCTGAAGGTAAACGCCAAGCGTGAAGGCAATACCATCGTGATAGATGCAAGTCATGACAGCGTTTCACAAGTGGTGGAGTACTACGAATGTGAAGAAAGCAATGTAGTACAGAATACAGCTGCTTCAACTCAAGAAACAGAGACGAAAGAACGACATAATAACAACGTTCGAACATCGTTCAAATGGGCTGCTGCAGGCATGATATTCGGAATCGTATTACTATTATTCATCCTAAAAAAAGCAAGAAAATGGAAAAAAGCGTTTTAGACGGCACTGACCTTATCCTCTCAGTGGATGGCAATGCCCTCGGTTTCTCTACTGGTTGTAAAGTATCGACTAAGGTGGAGACCGGAGAGCGTGTTACAAAAGAGGCATCCTCCGGCAAATGGAAGGAGAAGTATGTAAAGAGTTTCTCTGAAGACATTTCTGCAGATGGTTGCGTGCTTACCAATGGTTCAACCGACGTGCCAACTTATGATGAGTTGAAAGCGCTGATGCTGGCAGGTAAGCCTATCGACGTTAACTATTCTCTTCGAGATGGAGACAATCGTACTGGTAAAACAGCCGGTGGCTATAAGGGCAAGTATATCATTACCTCCCTCGAACTTGACGGACAGGCAGGCGATGACTCAAAGTATAGCGTATCACTGGAGAACAGTGGTGCTGTAGAAAAAGTCGGCAATGGCCTGAAAGAGGAATCAGCTTCTGACGAGGATTCTTAATCAGTACAGCTATGAACAAAAACAAAGTAATAATGATAGGTGGCAAGGAATACCCTTGCCGTATCACCATGGGCGCAATGGTTCGATTCAAGAACCTGACAGGCCATGACATCAGCAAGATTGACGGAACTGACCTGGGCGAGATTTCCACATTCATGTGGTGTTGCGTGAAGAGCAGCTGCGTTGCTGATGATATTGAATTCAACCTTAGCATGGAAGAGTTCGCTGACCGACTGGACGTAGAAAATGTTACAGCATTCTCCCAGCTGATGGCCGCAGACGTTGAAAAAAAAACGGTATAGCAGAAGGTGATGACATTGACATAGATGACCTTCTGGGCATAGGAATGGGGTGCATAGGGATGAGCCGGGAAGACTTTGAACGATGCACCCCTTCTGAATTAAAATCGATCTGGGACAAATGGCAAGAGCGCGAAGAGGCGAAGACCCGAGATGAGTGGGAACGCCTGCGATGGCTGATGCTGTATGTGGCACAACCGCACAGCAAGAAAGTCCTGGAACTGGAGGATGTGCTGAAACTGCCATGGGATAAACTGAAGCAGAAGATCAATCCAGAAACACCACAAAGCGAAGAGGATGCCCGTAGCCGCTTTGAGGCAGCAAAGAAACGCTATGGGCTCAAATAAAAACATAAGCGTATGAACAGAATTTCAGGATCCATCGATGCGCCATTATTGGAATGTACCAACCCCAAACGGCATTTGTGGCGAATCCGTTGGGATTATCAGAAACCCTCTGGAGATGCAGAAGGCACGGTGGCAGGTCAATGCACATACATGGAGCATCAGTTCGACCATAAGCCAACACTGCAAGAGGTGACAGAAGTTATCAGCAAGTGGATCAATGATACGGTGGATGCCAAGATTCTCTCAGGATTCAAATGGGATGAAGCTCCTGTATGGTTGAGCATCGAGAACCAGATGAACTATAAGTCTGCTTTTGACCTTGCTGTACAATCCAAAGGAGATTCATTGCCCGTCACGTTCAGGTTCGGAAGCAGTCAGCAGCCTGTCTATAGATCGTTCTTCTCATTGGAAGATCTGACAGCATTCTACGTGCAGATGGATCACTATATCCAGGAACAGCTCAACTGGGGCTGGCAGCAGAAGGATATGTTTGATTATAGTAGGTACCAAGTATGAAATACGAGATATACAAAGGTCAGATGGTAAGCTCGGAAGGAGTGTTGTGGGAGGTAAGGATCCTGCAGGAACTTGATAAACGTCCGGCTTCAGTAGGCGAACTTGAGTTTCCTGCTTCAGAACCATTGACCATCGAGTGGGGAGAAAACAGCAAAGAAGATGTGGTGATAGGAAGCATTGCCACATTGAAGCTGATCAGCCCTGGAGATAGAACATACGAGGGAATGTATTCTATTACTCCTGGTGCGATCCGTATGGATGTGTATCGGGAGGGCCAACTGTATTGGAGCGGAACGCTTGATCCTGAGTTCTACGAAGAACCATATACTTCGATGGATGGCTATGAGGTAGAGCTTACATTCTCAGACTTTGGTATTCTTGACAGGTTGAAATATGACCAGACAGGAAGAAAAAGTTGCAGATCTCTGCTTGATTACGCCTTGCAGCATAGCGGTATCAGCTACAGCAAAGTGGATGAAAGCGGCATGACCACTACCATCCACTACGACTATCCAGAAATCCAACCAGGAATGGATGCCGGAAGCGGACTTGGTATGTTCGATGTGCGTAGCGACAACTTTTATGATGAAGATGGAGAACCATCAACACTAAGAGAAATGTTGGAAGGCATACTCCGACCATTGGCACTAAGAATGGAACAGCGAAATGGCAAGATTTGGATCTATGATCTGAACGGAGCCTATACCAAGTGGCCTCGAAAGAGAGTGGAGTGGATGAGCGATGACCAGATGTTGGGCGTTGATAAGGTCGTAAACAATGCCAAGATCACGCTGAGCACATATAGCAGCTCACACCTGCTGGATGGTGAACTGACCTATCCAGGGGAGTACTCGGAGGATAAAACAAACCTTACCAGTTCTTCCCTTGGTTATTATAGCTACTATGTGGTGTAAATAATATCTTAAAATTCCCCCACAATTCTCCTTGAAAAATGGACCATAGAATCAATGTTTAACGTTATATTACCAAACGGTAATGTAACCAAAATGATAACTATGGACATTAAACAAGAAATTCTTCACTACTA